ACAGAAATGAGATTCTCTGTGTTATCAGATAATAAATATCCAACCAAAGCTGCAAAGTATTGGCAATCTGTAAGAGAACAGAATACACACTTTGAAAACTTAGTTCACTTATCATTTGATGCTAGAAAGAATGATGTTGAGATAAAAAAATTACAAAGAGATATTAAAAAAGAAAAAGATTCATTAGAGAAAGAAATGAAACAAGTTGAGCTAGAGGAAAAATTATATCATAAAGCACAAATGGAGTTGGTCGCTAAACATAGGATGAGAGAAGTTTCTCTTTGGTCTAAACTTAAAAAAGAATTTGATGATGGCAACTTTGATAAAGAAGATGTAAACACGCATCAAGCTAAATCATATTTATTAAGATTTCAAAAATCAAAAGAAACAATAACTCCTGGCACATCACAACCAGAAGTGTTTAATATCATGGGTCAATTAGAAGCTTTAGAAAAAGGATTAAGAGAAAATACTTTATCTTTAAATGATAAAAAAACTAAAAAATTAAAATGAAGTTTGACTTTGTCTATTTAGGGCAAACTGTTTTAAAATATGAAGTGCCCCTGGATATATTCGTAGGTCTTAATGAAATCTATGAAAAACAAAAAAAACAGTTACCAAAAGCAAATAAACAATTAGTAGGTAAAATACAAGATGAAGTGTCTTTGTATTATTCTGGTCCTAACAACGATAAAATGCATCAACATTGTTTTGTGCCAAGTGATATACTTGGATGGTTTCACTCTGTATTTGATCACTATACAAATTGGAATAAAATAGGACAAAACCAAAAATCAATAAATTCTATTTGGGTTAATGAAATGAAAGCACATGAATATAATCCTGTGCACATACACCAAGGTAAACTTTATACAGGACTATCGTCTGTAATGATTTTAAAATTACCCAAAGACACAGGTGTTGAATACTCTGCTCCAAGTAAACCTATGAATGGTAGACTTCAAATTATTGGTTCATCTAACGGACAATTTTCTAAAACAGATTATTCACCGAACATGAAGATAGGGGATTTTTATGTTTTCCCTTATGACATGAGACACTGCGTTTATCCATTTAACGGAACTAAAGAAGTTAGGAGAACATTAGTTTGTAATGTAGATGTAGATTATAACCCAATAGCTTCAAGAACTGGATCGGGGCAAAAAGAATGATACCAAAAATGCCACGATGGCAATCTTATGTTGCCACAACTACACAACCCATGTTTACACCTGAACAATGTAAAATGATTATAGATGCTGGTCATCAATGTGCACCTGAGCAAGCTAAAGTGGGTGGTGGAGATAAAGGACAATATGATACGAAGAAACGAGTCACAACAATTTCTTGGATACCTTTTAATAAATTACCACAAATGTACAAAGTTATTGAAAATCAATTATCTATTGTAAACTTAAATCATTTTTATTTTGATGGTGTCAAAATTACAGAACCTGCACAGTTTACGGTGTACCCTAAAAAAGGCTTTTATGATTGGCATATGGATCTTAATGCGTTTGGTCAAGATGGAGGAAACCCAATACGTAAAATATCTATGACATTATTATTGTCAGATCCATCAGAGTTTACAGGTGGGGATCTTTTATTTTCAGAGATGGGGGAACATAAACCATTATCTTTAAAACAAGGACAAGCTATATTTTTTGCATCATTCTTAAGACACAAAGTTGCACCTGTTAAAAAAGGCGTGAGAAAATCTTTAGTCATGTGGTTTGGAGGGCCACCATTTAAATGAGTAAGTTACAAAGAAAAATATTATTTCCAACTGCTGTTTATTTTAAAGATATACCTAACGCTAAAGAACTTAATAAATATTTATTTAAAGAAATAAAAAAGTGGCGCAAAAAATTTCCAGAAGGTGAAAAGAAGACTAACTCTGGCTATGGTTGGCACAGCCCAACAGACATGAATGAAAAAAAAGAATATCAACCTCTTATTAATGAATTATTTCAAATGGCATACGAGTGTAACAAAGATTATGGTATATCAGGTAAATTAGGCCTTGGTAATATGTGGGCTAATATTAACCCAACATACAGTTATAATAAAACACATACACATCCTAACTCTATGTGGTCAGGTGTATATTATATTAAAGTGCCTAAGAATTCAGGCAAGTTGTTTTTAGAAGATCCTAGACCAGGACCTAATATGCATATGCCTAGAAGAGTAGATAATTTACCAGAACAACTGTGGAGAGTGTGTGCTTATGAACCGTTAGAAGGACGTATGATCTTTTTTCCATCTTGGCTCCCTCATGGTGTTGACATAAATATGAATACAGACAAAGGTGAAAAAAATTGGAGAATATCTGTGTCTTATAACTTTATACAAGTACCAGAATGACAACTTTAGTTTACGCTAAATTACCTTTTTCACAAATACATTATCTAGAGCGACCAGAGTTTCACAATGAAGAAAAAGTTTTTAAAAGTAGACTACTTAAGTCATTAAAAGAACACGGTATTGTAGATCCTTTATATGCAGAAGTAGGAAATGATTATGGTAGATATATAAAAATAATTGTAGGCAATAATAGAATGGCTGTGGCTAAAATTTTAGGGATAAAAATAATACCTGTCATTGTTAATATTTATGATCCTACTTTTAAATTAGAGGGCACTCAATGTCGTGAGTTAAAAACCGATGATGAAATTAGAAAATTGTTTACACATAAAACTGTAAACATTAGACGTAATAAAGATGGTAACATTGACACTATCATGCCCCCTCGTTATGATTTAGTATATAAAGATTATGAGTTTTAAAAAAAATAAATATCAAGTTATACGTGGTGCTATATCTAAAGAAATAGCAAATGTAGCGTATAGATATTTACAAATATCAGCAGAGGCAGATCACTGGATGTTAGAAAATGGTTTGACTCACACAGCCAATAAACTTGCAGGTGTTTTTAACGATCCTCAAGTTCCAGGCTCTTACGCTAAGTATGCAGATCGTTTAATGGAAACTTTACTTATTAAAACAATTCCTATTATGCAGAAAAAAACAGGATTAAAGTTAGTGCCTACCTATTCTTACACAAGACTATATAGAAAAGGTAATGTATTAAATAGACATAAAGATAGGCCTAGCTGTGAGATATCTACTACACTAAACCTAGGTGGAGATAACTGGCCTATATTTATCGATCCTACGGGGTCTGACAACGTTATAGACGAGCGTAAAGGTATGAATAAGCATGGAGCACCCAATGGTATAAAAGTAGATTTAAAACCAGGAGATATGCTTATTTACTCTGGTTGTGATTTAGAGCATTGGAGAGAACCTTTTCAAGGCCGTCTATGTGGTCAAGTATTTTTGCACTATAATCATGCAGATGGACAGTTTGCAAAGTCTAATTTGTATGATAAAAGACCTATATTGGGTGTACCCAAAACTCGTTGGTAAAACGTTGAATATCAACGCAATCTATTATAATCTGGAGGTCTATGGCGTTACAAAAAGTACAATTTTTACCTGGATTCAATAAACAACTAACTGCAACCCAAGCTGAGGGTCAATGGGTGGATGGTGATAACGTTAGGTTTAGATACTCTACACCAGAAAAAATAGGTGGCTGGTCACAATTAGGTGAGAATAAATTAACTGGTGCAGCTAGAGCAATGCATCACATTGTTAATAAATCAGGTAACAAGTTTTCTATTATAGGAACCAACAGAATTTTATACGCGTACTCAGGTGGTGTGTTTTATGATATACACCCTATTCGAGCAACTACAACTTTATCTAATGCTTTTTCAACCACAAATAATTCAGCGGTAGTTACAATAACATTTTCATCAGATCATAATCTCCAAGCCAATGATATTATATTATTAGATAACTTTTCTACGATCACTAACTCTAATTTTGGTGCTTCTGATTTTAATGATAAAACATTTATGGTTACTTCTATAGTATCCTCAACAGCTATTACCATCACTATGCCAACAACTGATGGTGGCTCTGGAGCTACCACTTCTGGTGGCATAAGAGTTCAATCTTATTATAGTGTTGGACCTGCAGGGCAACTTCCTGGATTTGGTTGGAGTTTAGGTCAGTGGGGCGGAACTGTATCAGGTGAGGCTACAACAAGTTTAAATGGTGGTATCAATGCTTCAACGACAACAATTGTTTTATCTGATGCTTCTTTGTTTCCTTCATCAGGAACAAGTTTTATTCAAATAGGAAATGAAGAAATTTCTTACACAGGTATTTCTGGTAACACTTTAACAGGTGTAACAAGAGGAGTCAGAAACACCACGGCTGCATCTCACTCGAACGCAGATACCGTAATTAACTCTACAGACTATGTAGCGTGGGGCGAGGCTGCATCTGGTGACTTAGTTGTTGATCCAGGTATGTGGTCAATAGATAACTTTGGTGATAAAATTATAGCCTTAATACATAATGGACAAGTATTTGAGTGGGATTCAAATGCATCTAATGCTACGTCAACAAGAGCCACAATTATTTCAGGTGCTCCGACAGCGTCGAGAGACATGATCGTGTCTACACCAGATAGACACTTAGTATTTTTTGGAACAGAAACAACAATAGGGGATCAGTCTACACAAGATCAAATGTTTATTAGATTTTCTAACCAAGAGGATATTAATACTTACACACCTACAGCAACCAACACAGCAGGCACACAGAGACTTGCGGATGGTTCTAGAATTGTAGGAGCTGTTAGAGGTAGAGATGCAATCTATGTTTGGACTGACACCGCATTATTTACAATGCGTTTTATTGGTCCACCTTTTACTTTTGGTTTTACACAAGTAGGTACTAACTGTGGATTGATAGGACAGAATGCAGCTGTTGAAGTTGATGGTGCTGCGTACTGGATGTCAGAAAATGGTTTCTTTAAATATGCTGGTGCTCTTCAAACGTTACCATGTTTAGTAGAAGACTTTGTTTATAACAATTTAAACACAACAGCTTCACAATTAATCAATGCAGGATTAAATAATTTGTTTGGTGAAATTAATTGGTTTTATTGCACAGAGAACTCTACGGTTGTAGATAGGTGTGTGACTTATAATTATCAAGAGTCCTCTCCAGAAAGACCAATATGGACAACTGGTACGTTAGATAGAACAACGTGGCAAGACTCTTCTGTATTTGGTAAACCGCATGCAACAGACTATGACGCTGATTCAAACACATCTTATGATGTTGTTGGTAATACTGATGGTTGCACTATATACTATGAGCATGAAACTGGCACGGATCAAGTTACATCAACTGCGGTAACTGCGGTAACTGCAAATATACAATCTGGAGACTTTGATATAAGTCAAGGTGGAGACGGTGAGTTCTTTGCAAAAATAAGAAGATTTATACCTGACTTTTTATCTCAAACAGGAAATACGCAGGTAACATTAAATTTAAGAAACTTTTCTAATAGCACTCAAGCAAGCTCACCACTTGGTCCATTTACAGTTACGTCATCTACAACTAAAGTGGATACACGAGCTAGAGCAAGAGCTGTGTCATTAAAGATAGCAAATACAGGATCATCACAGAACTGGAAACTTGGTGGATTTAGATTAGACATACAACCAGACGGAAGAAGATAATGGCAAAGATAGTACAGATATTAACAAGACCATCACCTACATACAGACAAGATGTGGCTGATGCACAGGTAAGAGATCTTGATGCAATAGTGCAAAAATTAAACACAACGTATCAACAAGAATTAAAGGATGAAGTAGATGCACAAAACTTCTTTTTAAATTAATGGCTAATAGTTTTAAAAATAAAAAAGTAGACTTAACTACGACAGATCTTACAACGTTGTACACAGTGCCAACTGCAACAACAACTGTTGTAAAATCAATACTAGTTTCTGAAGATGCTGGATCAGGAGCCAATATAACAGTGACGTTGGTAGACTCATCGTCAAACATATTTAGTTTATTTAAAACAAAAGCTATATCTTCTAATACAACAGTAGAACTTTTGACTCAGCCTTTGGTTATGGAAGAGAGTGAGGTGTTAAAAGTGCAGGCTAGCGACGCTAACGAACTACATGTCATAGCCTCTATATTAGAGATACAGCCAAGAGAGGTAACATCATAATGGAAGTAATAAAACCAAAAGAGATAATAGAGACTATATCTAACTTAAAAACAGGTGAGATATATAAAAATGATGAGGATTGGAAGGCAAAAGGAGTGCCTGAAGCTGATATACGAAGAGATATTAAAGTAATCATGCCAAGCCTTGATTTATTTGGTAAAACCAAGTAGATTGGAAGTTACAGGATTTTAAGCCTGCCTATAACAATTTAGCTAAACTATGACAATATCAAGAGGACAAATGAACAGACAATTACGTGAAGGTGGTA